CTTATTAGACATCAACCATTTCTTTGTATCGTCTGTAGTCCAACCGTCTGCTTTAGGAAAGAATAACATTTGAACGTAACCCTTACCCGGCTCACCTAGCTTCAAAGTACCTACAGTAGCTTCAATTTTAGGGAACTCTGTCTTTAGCACTATACGACTGAGAGTGCCAAATTCATCTATATCTCTAACCTTATATCTTACGTACTCGTTGGTTTCATCCCAACGCTCAAACTCTTTTTTGACAACTTCATTTCCGGCAGGTTTTCCATCCTTATCTGCTTTTTTAACTTTCTTCCGTTTACCTTTACCATTGTCGCTTTTCTTGCTTTTTTTCCTTGCGACTGACTTTTTATTGTCATCATTATTCTTGTTTGGTTGTCCATCTTTAGTTTCGGTTAATAAATCAACGTTTATACCTTTCTTCTTTGCCAATGCCCTAGCGTTAGCCGGTATACTAACTACGCTAACTTCCAACAACTCTGATTTTAATATAACACCCTTATCATCAAATTCTTTTGGCAGAAAGCCAACAGAAAATGCGTTTAAGAATCCACCTGCATATAGATCAAATATGATCTTTGCTCTTGGGTTTTCATCTACAGCAAATTTAATCTTACCGGTTAGGTTTTTACCTTTCTCATCCATACCAACTTTCATAGCTTTACCTACGACTTTAGTTGCATCGTTGTAATCGTGACTGTCTATAATAACTGGGTTCTTCTTATAACTTTTCAAATCCCAATCTTGTTTAACAACGTCACCATGTCTATCTTCATCTGCTGTAGAGAAAATAGCCTCTAGAGTTCCACTGTCCTTATCTACGCTTTTGAGCTTTATATTAAACAGCTCAACTAACTTTTTTTGCTTCTTTGCTTTCATAAATATTTGTTATATATGTTTATTTATATTTTGCACCTACAATTAATTACTTCCCCGGCCGGAGCTGTTATATCTCCTGGATACATAAGCCCGTTAGTGAATGGTATAGTCATTAGCTTCTTTTCGCCATCTACCATAGAATGACTTTCACGAACATTACCATCTCCTACTGTTACCCATATTTTACTTTGTATTCCAGCTTGATCGTAGGCCTGGAACGTACCGTATGAATTTGCATTGTGTACTTCTGTCCTTGCAATAACTCTAGCTCTACCCTTACTTATATCTGAATATGTATTATCTATACGTCTTACTAGTTGTTCTCTACCCTCACCGGCTTCAAGACTCTGACTGAACTGACTCTTTAGCTGCTTGAAAGTAGTGTCGTTTATTTCCTTAGAGAATACGTTTACCTTTTTATCAAGCCATCCAGCCATTTCACCGGATAGTACGAACTTACCTGAGAATCCTAGAAACTGTAACGACTCATTACCACTAGCAAGTAAAAATGCTTCCATAATAGGCTTAAACTTCTCTACTGCTATCTTTATCTCATAACTCTCATTAAACGCTTCGTCTATAACATCTTTCGTAATACTTCTATTTTCTGCTGGAATAGCACTGTTTATTATCCTATCCCTTTGTTCTTTGAAATATATATCTAACTCTTTTCTCAACTTCTTCTCACGGCTATCTTCCTTAGCTACTTTATATTTACTGTAAACTTTACGAACAGCAGGATCTTCCAGTGGATGATTCTTTACTTTTTTTTTTGATCCCTTAGCAGTTTCGTTGCTAGGGCTTCCAAAATCTTCTGCTCCAAGTGGAGATAATCCAAGTGGCACTAATATATCATCACCATCTTTAACTGGATCTAGGCCTAACACGTCACGCTTCTCGTTAATTGTCATAGCGTGAATAGTATTTGCTGTTTCTAGGTCTTTTCTAGTTTCTTCTCTATTCTCCGGTACTGGATCAGTAAACTTTAGAGTTAGATCATCAGGTAATAGAAACTCATTAAGCCTACTTGTAAGCTGTACCATGAGTGGTTGGATAGTTTCTCGCATGAATATAGTCATACTAGCATCTGCATTGTCAAACTTAATGTCATCCAAACTAGCTAGTATAGGCTTAGGTACTTCTGTTAATATACAAATATCATTCAACGTAGATTTCTTACTCTCTAAAAATGATAGTTCTTCCGGTGTTAAAGCTGTACGGATATAGTCGCTATCCCCACCCATAAACAATGGAGTACCGGATTTCTTAGCTTCTGCGTAGTTTTTCTTATATTGATCCTTTAGTTCTTCAAGTTGTTCTTTGTTTATTCTATCTGTTTTAATCTTAAACAGATCACCAATACGGCCACCGTTCTTTAATATGTTGTTCTGATACTCGCTTAATTGTATTGATGTTGATATTTCCTTGACTCCTGATTGTAAGAATGGCATAGCTGTCAACTGACTAGCAGGATCAGGTATCCAATCACGTATAATTTCATCTAAGTCATATTTTATATTACTTCCACTTTTCTTTTCACGTTCCCACCCTATCAATGCGCCTGTCTGTTTATCCTTTAGCGGCTTCATTTCACTAGGATTAATTAGGTGTAACTCACTCACTTTGCCCTTTTTAGTTTCACTTATCGTTGCTGCACGATCAACCCAAATAAAAACCTCACCGTAAATATCACGGTAAGTCTGATATAATCCCCAAAACTGTTGCTTACTGAACAGTTTGTTTGGACTATTTAGTATATTTAGTATGTCATTTTCCTCTTGCTTCTTGTCACCTTTGTATATTTCAAAGTTAATTTCTCCCACTTTAGCAGCTCTTTTAATCAAAGCTCTGTTAACATACATAGATATTTTGTACGCATCTAAGAAATTAGTAGCCGAACTCCAGGGGTTACTACCATCAACACTATCCCTTAAAGATAAGTTAAAGCTCTTTTTTGATACGAAATCCTTTATTCTTGATATAAATTTATTTTGTTTCATAGTAGATATAAATTAAAAAGCGCCGCTAGTCAAAAATGACCAAACGCCGCAGTTCCTCTGTCAGCACATGTCGTTGTAATATTCGATTATGTTTTAAGTATAGGGCTTATAATTTATTTGTCAAGAGTTAGACCTTGTAGTTGTTATATGTTTTGACATTACCTATATAGACTATCTTGCCAGCTTTAATCGTTAACTGTATCTCAGCACTACCAAAATTAACCTCACTAGCTACTTTCTTGATTATAGAGAACCAGGCTATTTCTTCTCTTGTAACTGGTTTACACTGTTCAATGCCGTTAATCTTTGTACTCATTTATTTCTTTGTTATATTCATTTATATTTATTTTCTCGATATTTCTACGTCTTGCTATATTGTCTGTAGATAATCGCTTTTTTTTACTACGATGCTTGCGGTGTTCAAATCCCTCAAATTTAATACCCGCCCGCCTCAACTCACTCAAGCCTTTGGTTTTTTTAACATTCGCCCATTTACGTTTAACACCTTTGCTCATACTCTATTTCTCCTCTATTTCAGCCTCTAGCTGGTCTGCTTCTGCATTTAGCTTATTACCCTCAGTTATCTTCTGCCTAGCTTTACTGCGCAATTTTCGGACTTTATCCCGGCCAAGTTGTTTTAGTTTGTTAAATTCAGACATTGGTTTATAGGTTACTGGTTTAATTTTAATTTTGAGATGGCCGTACTTCTTAGACAGATATTTGAATTTCTGCAACCAATCAGTTCTAGGGTAGCGCTGCATTAGATCCGCAATATTAGCCCTGCGCAAAGCTATATACTCATGAAACCGCTTATCTAGGCCAAGCCCTCTATGATGGTAAGTGCAGACAGGTATTATATTCCAGGCCTCTTGTATCTGTTTACCGGCATATATAAATACATGTTCCCACTCTACCCGCTTCTGAACTGGGTATATATCTTCCTTAGTACATTCATGTGATAGATCAACTAGATCGTAAACACATACTGCCATGAATGGATCAGCCGCTACTTCCTTTCTTACTTTATTTGGTATTGGATGCACTCTATTATTGTTTATGGTTGTTTAGTTATAGATATATTCCATCTTAGCCAACCAATATATAATACTAATGGTTTCCAACTAATGGTTATGTTTGGTAATAACTCTATCCAATTCTTTTCTGTTGTAAATTCTATTTCCATACTCTTATTGTTTAAGTGGGTTAGTTATACAAATCCTACAAACGGTTTATTAAAATTAGTATATACAGCATACCTAATAGCATCCATAGCATGATCATTTACTTTAACCGGCTCATCTGTAACATGTTCATCTCTGACTTTCCACTTGTATGCTCTAGCTTCTTTTATCACATTCACTGATTCCTTAGTTATAAACCAGCGACTAGCTTTCATTAAATCAATACCCTTGCTTACACTGTCCTTGCCTTTATCTGCTGACACTATCCAAAATCCAGCTTCTTTAATCTCTTGAATACGTTGAGGCTCTGCTGCATCAGCATAGATAATATGTTTGAACGATATACCAAGATCCGGAAAGTCGCTCTCTGATTTACCCGCTCTATCAGCTTTGTCTTTCATCTCGTCTGTCATCCTATCCCAGCCGAGCATGTGCATTATTAGCTCCGAATTAGTAAGTCCGCTTTTGTATAGTTTCTCATCTGAATATACTTGCTTATCTCTAATACCATTCTTAACTAATGCTGTCTTATTATTAAAACCAAAGTCTAATCCGTAGGTAACGTCATCAAAGAAGTCATCCTTTGGCATACCGTTTATAAGCTCAAAGTGGCTATATATAGCGGCTTCATTGATACCACGCTCTCCTAATCCATAAATACGCCAATAGTTCGGATCTAGTAATTTATAGCTCTCAATCTCCTTAACTATCTCTCCACTTAGGAATGGGTTATCTAGGTAGGTGCTTAGTATAAATGTACAGTCTTGCCTAGTTAATACGAACTCATATATCCAGTGAAACTCATCTGATGGGTTGTAGTCCAGGTATATCTGCCCGGATGTTCTCATAGCCAACTGCTTAAAATCCTCGTACTTAAACTCATTCGCCTCATTCATCCATAGAATATCACGCTTACGACCACGAACTTTCTGTTGTTCATCTACTGCAAAGAACTCAAATAGATTTCCGTTCAGCATGTATTGATTCTCTGTCTTATTGTGAAAGGCCTCGTTGTATAAGCCCATGTCATGTAATATCTCAAAGAAGTCACGCATTACCGAAGCCTTTAGTGCAGGAAGTGTTTTACGACAGATAGCTATAGTTTTCCTATCCCATTCAAAACTACGTTTAACAAACAACTGGGCTATGCTATATGTCTTTGAACTTCTTGATCCACCCTGGTTAACAACTAGCCGGGTGTGTATGTCCAGGTTCTTCCTGAACACAGGTGTCACTTCCATCTTCAATTTGTTCTGTTCTTCTCTCATGTACTATTATTTCTATTGCTTCTACTTTCTTAGGGCGGCCATCATCAATTTCTGCTTTAGGCTTATACTTCTTAGACAAACGATCAAGAACATATCTGATAGCCCAGGCATCACCTCTCTGCATAGCGATAAATAACTTACTCTCCGCTATATCTATAACCTCACTATTCTTTTCTGTTACTGTTCTATATTCACGTTCCAGGAACTCACTGTCAGCTCTACGCCAATCACTAATAGTCTTGTATGTTTTAACCTTTGCAAATTGCATACCACCAGTCACAGTTCCGGTTTTAGAAAGGCCCTCTATGTATAATTCTTTTTTAGCCCTTACCTTTTCACGAAGAATAACAAACCGATCATAGAGATACGGATGTTTCGGCTTCGGCAAATATTTGGTTTCTCTATACACTTCATACATAAAAAACTTTACTTTCCTTTATTTACTATTGACAGACTACTCTGCTTTGTGTCCTGATATATCTTCTTCTTCAAATTTAGAAACAGTCTTAACTCTGTTTGATACCTTAACTTTCTTACTACAATGAGGACAATCTATCGTATATCCTATACTTGTAGAATCCCCATCACCATCATCATCTTCGTATATACCTAAATCCGGTTTAGTAAACCCAACTGCCTTTAGCAAATCATCATCGAACGCAACGAGCATGTCTGTGTCGAAATCACCCTTATTAAAATTACTTCTTAGGTTATACTCCTGTAATTCTATCAAGGTAAGTTGCCGGTTTGGCATCCTAACATCTATAATTTCCTCACCCCTACCTAGTAATTGTAGTATCTTTACCCTTTGATGACCAGCAGCTATAGTATCATCTTTGTTTATTGCCGGAATTTCAGCCAGTCCAAACTTCTGTAAACTAGCCGTAAGCTGCTTAACCTGTAACTCATTCATCTGTCTAGGATTATGCTCGTAT